TTAAGAGTCAGTGAAGACAATACGCAAAGACAACATAACCCTGCTCCAAAGTCTGCTACCTAATCATCGTATAACTCGCCACCCACCGGAATCCCGACAGCCGCTTCAGCATTTAACAAATAACGCTGACGCAGATCATCGCATTCCAACATAGGCTTTCTGAGGACAGCTCTCTCGACAATACGGCTCTCATGAATCGCTAGACCGTCGGCCGTTGCGTAGCTACGCCACACGACTTCGCCCAACGTGTACTCATTCATTGGTTCAGCCTCTCGCAACACCATATGCGGAGGTGGAAAACCGTACTTTCCCTTCGACAGTCGACTCCATAGTCTCTCATTATGACGTACTGCGACCTTTTCTGCCTTCTGACGATCCAAGATCACATCAGAAAGAGAAAGATTCGAATCAAACAATGTGTTCGCAACTAAACGTCCGAACATCCCTTGTTCGCGGTCAGCTTCGACCCTCGAAACCTGTCGTTGCAGGAAACCTGCACACTTCCTGACCCTCTCGGTCACAAGTTGCCAGACCTTCCAAGACGACGTCACATCACTATGAAATCTGAGACCATTCAAACTAGCAGCACGCAACAGTGAAACATCAATACGACTCATTTCACCATGCAAACCCAAGCCACCGTACCGTGTAGGCACAAAACACGGAAGATGCTTGCACGCACCACTAGAGAGCAGTGCACTATTTCTCTTCATAAACAGTGCGTTCAGACGCGGCCACACATCCTTCCAACTCTTGCTTCCATTCTCACCCCAACTAGCACTATTCAATTCATTGAACAGATACTGATGTCGAGCTCCAATGGCAAGCTCCCGTCCACCTCCCATCAATACCTCGGACTTTGAATCATTGGCAGCTGATCGTTTAAGACCATAAACCAACCCGAGATTAATCAATGGAGTGAAACAAAGGCGTTCACCGTCATGAACGTAGAGTCGTGAATTGATCTCAAGAAAATCATCGGAATAATATGTCTTACCGAGGGACTCAATCAGTCCCATCAGTCCACCACATATAACCCATAAACGTCGACCATATTCACTCACACACAGTGAGCAATCGTCTCCATTTATGAAACCATGATATTCATCAATACCAATCATCACAGGACACATGTAGTCACTTCCGTTTCCACCCGCTCTTCGAAGCCCCATATCCAACTCCACAACTCGCCGACAGAGTGCGAAGTTCGCAATACAAAGCACAGGAAACGAAATGATCGAACCCATCAACTGCCCAGACTTCTGCGGCAGTTGACCGAAAATGTGATGAGTCAGAAGTCGACTTCCGATCTCTCTTTCTTCTACAGAGAGACCGAGACACTGACAAATCTCATCCCAGATGGTTTCAGAGACATACGACTTCAAATTATCTGTCGCAGCCTCATAATCACCAGATAGGAACTTAGTACCCAACGGTAATTTACCCACTATCCGATTCATATCCATCTCAGAGATATCACCACCACATCCCAGTGACAGAAAGACGTCAAAGCGTTTCAAACAACGGAAAAGGAACCGCTGAAGCGGCTTCATCACCGTCTGCGACGCCGCAGGACCTTTTGTGATCACACGAACCTTAAGTGCTTCCGCAAGACCAACCGGTTCAACTTCCGG